AGCGGCGGCCCTTACAGAGGCTTCGGTGTTCACTGATGCTGTTATCGTGTTATCCGCAGCAGCCCTAGCGTTAGCCTCAGCAGTATCAGCGTTTGCTCTAGCAGTGGCTTCAGTAGCCACGCTGGCAGACACAGTACTAATACTTGAGGCGGCAGCACTGTCAGCAGATGCTCTTGTGGACGCTTCGCTGCTAACGGCAGCAGCCAGGGTGTTGTTGTTATTGGTGACCGTAGATGTGAGGGTCGTGATGTCACTGGCTAAGGCAGTGTCCGCATTCGCTCGGGCTGTCTGCTCAGTAGTAACACTGGAAGCTACTGTGGTTATGTCAGTAGATAAAGCAGTATCTGCGTTAGCTCTGTTAGTAGATTCAGTAACAACACTAGCTGCTACAGTTTCCCTGGCAGTGGCTTCGGCAGTGTCTGCCGTTGCTCTTGCCGTAGCTTCTGTAGTAACACTAGAGGCTACTGTGGTTATGTCCGTAGCTAATGTGCCATCGGCTGCTACTCTAGCTTCAGTTTCAGTTACAACACTAGCTGCAACAGTTTCTCTGGCAGTGGCTTCGGCACTATCCGCATCCGCTCGTGCCGTAGCTTCTGTAGTAATCGCAGCCGCATTGGTAGAGTCACCAGTAGTAACTGTAGCTGTAAGGGTAGTAATGTCGCTCGCTAAAGCACTATCCGCATCTGCTCTAGCTGTTTGTTCTGAAGTAATCGAAGCAGCATTGGTAGAGTCACCAGTGGTGACCGTGGCTGTCAGAGTGGTTACTAACGAAGCTAGGGCAGTATCAGCAGTAGAACGGGTGGTGGCTTCTGAAATTATTGACGCAGTGTTGTCATCAACCGCAGTGTTTAAATCAATCAGAGTTTGCGTCTTCTCACCGTCAGCCTGCTCCTGGATTACCAGGACATTCTCGAGCTCCTGCAGTTCATTCGCCAGGTAGTTGGTAATGACCATACTCTGGTCTTTAAGCTGTGAACTCTGTAAGGACGGGGAGGGCTTTCTCTTATAGGTTTTTAAGCGGACCGTCATGTGGGTTATCTCCTGCCGGTAGTTTGCACACTCGCGTCAAATCCGATGAATGCAAAGTCTTTAGTGTCATCAACAGTCATCTTGTAGCTCAAGTATCGACCTGCAGCACGGCTATCTATTTTGTGATCCGTGGAACCATCAAAGACTGTCGTGGCTGAATAGACCGGGGCGCTTCCTTGGAGGTCAGCGGCACCAAAAGTAAAGTTGAACTTCATATTGGCATTGCTTGTGGTGACCTGGGGGTAAACTTTGGTGACCACTTTATAACCGGCGACTGATGACATCTCATCTAGGTCAATGCCGACTCGCTCAATGAACGGGGGCTTGTTTGCTTCGAGGTCCAGGGGGAAAGATAGACTTGAGTTAGAGTCTGACAGATCAAGACCGTATAGCTTGTCTGAGCTTATCCCATCTGTGGAATCTGACTCACCCACGAAAAGAACATGGGTATCAAAACTAGATTCTTGGGAGAAGTAGCTACCACCCATCTGACTGTAGTTAACCGTTACTGAGGCATAGGTCTCTGTGGAGTCCACGGTTGCCTGGGTAGAGGCGTTGACGTTAGGGAGGTCCATGAAGGACCAGGTGCTGTTCTTATAGTTGAACACAGCAGCTCGGTTACATCGGTCTCCGTGGGTGTACTCGGCCATGTCATCGCCAGAGGCATAGCAGAAATAGATTCCCTCTAGGTCCGGGTTATGCTGGACAAAACACCTGTCAGACTTTGCCAAGTTCAAACCAGAGAACACATACTGCTTTACCTTCTCATCGGAAATAGACTGCTTGGTGTGGGTGTCGTGCATATAGAGGTCATTGTCACCAAAGACAAAGTGCTTACCCTCGACTTCACACACACAGTTCTGATTCATTATGCCAACATCAGAGAATAGCTTTCTAAAGTTAAAGATGAAGCTGCCACCTGTGTACTCCATCAGCCACACCTGGTCCTGGCTGTAGATAATAAAGTTAGTACCGAGGGTTAGACCATCGACTATGGGGGTCTTCATTTCCACCAGGTCATTGAAACCAGCGGACTTAGTTGTGTCGGATGCATCCCAGGACCCTGGTATTGAGTTCGCCAGGGTAAGGTCAGACCACCGCACACGAGAGTTGTAGCTAGTGCCACTCTCAGTCATGTTCAGTGCAATCAGGAAGTCACCATAGGACCGCAGGGCCTCGGTTCTCCAGCTGGAGTCCCAATGTGTAAGGTCAGCAAAAGCAGAACCTCCGCTAGGCATATATACCGGAATCTTATCGTTTCGGTTGAGGTACGTTATGTCCGCTAGGGAGGCTCCGCTAAACCTTGCTGGCGTAGCCGAAGTCGTGGAGATACTGCCCTGTTTAGAAGCAACAGAGCCATTGTTAAAACTTTTGATCTGGTAGGTAGGGGACACCATAACTACATTGGCAAACCCACCCCCAGCTGATGCAGGGATACCATAGGTAAACCTGGGGGTGAACCCGAGGGAACCCTGGATGGTCCTGAACACAGGTCCACGGGATACGCTGCCCTGGTCAAACCTTACGTTCTTGGCCCGTGTAAAGGCTGCCACAGGTAAAGATGCGGGTCGTATATCTGTTACAACACCGATGTCACCGACACCACGCACTGGGATATTGTTAGCCATGGGGGACCTGCTCTAGGGGGTAATAGGGATCGAGGGTTACGCTGTGCGCTTCCACATGTACACAGTCACATAGGGCTGCACGATGTTGAATGCACTGCCGCCACCTGTAGAGGACGACTGGATGCTGGTAGAGGCACTCAGTTCACCACCACCAGTACGGTTGTTAGTACCTGAAGTTAACTCCATGGCAGTGACATCGTGGGTGTGAGCGGGGAGCTCATCTACGGTGAGGGTATGGGTCTTAGAGCCACCTGTTTCCTCTACGGCGTTGAACGCTGTGTCGCTAGGGTCTACACCTACCAGGACCTTACCGGCGCCAAAGGCTGCCCAGGTACCACCAAAGTGGGTCGCAGGGCTAGTAGCTACCACAGAGGAATACACACTACCTACCGGGTACACATTCAAGAGAGATACACCCAGCAGGGTCACTACCTCGGCAGCACTGATTCCACTGGCTAGGCTGGGGGTAGAACCATCAGTAGTAATTGCTGGGTCAGTGATACCAATCAGGGTCTTGAGCTGGGCAGCAGTGGCACCAGTGGCCAAGCTAGGGGTAGAGCCATCAGTAGTAATCGCAGAGGTGCTGTTTAGGGCACCCTGGGTGGCAGTGACTGCCCCGGTTACATTGGGGAAGGTAGCCTTGATGGTGGCCTTCAGCAGTCTCAGATGTTCATCTGCCTGGGAGAGTGCGTCTGTAGCTGCAGGGTTAGAGACATTAAGACTATCAATGTAAGTACCAGTTTCTAAAGCCATCGGGGGTGTACCTTAAGTATTGTTTGTTTTGGGGAGGGGACTACAGTTTCTTCTCGAACCATAGTGACCCCGTCAACCAGGAGAGCCTGATTGCCGTAAGTTCATTCCCTGGTTGGCTGAAGGTCAGCTCGAACTCGGGGAGTAGGTGGAAGCCACCGTTGTCACGGTAGTCATTGGTCATTTGTATTTTCATAGGGGGGGTACCTGGGTATCCGGGGGTGGTTTTTCTCAGGGGGACTCCTGCTAAAGAAGCCCAACAACAACAACAAGGCGCCGAGGGTTTAGCGGGATATTGGAGGTCGATCAACCATTGACCCATTGGGGGGTCAAAAAGCTGGCTGGGGACCCAGAAATTCCATAGCGTCAGGCTACAGGCCCCGTGTTACCTAGGTTCTTGGGGTCATCGGATATATTATCCGTTGTCCTTATCTGATCGAGCTCCTCTGATGCCATTGACATTTGTTTCCAGCCTCAGAAATTTGTTGGGATGACCCATTATTTCTTCTGTAAAAATGGGGAACTACCTTAGTTCCACCTTAGTCAACACATGTCTACCTTAGTCAACACATGTCTACCCTGGTCAACACATGTCCTTAGTCAACACATGTCTACCCTGGTCAACACATGTCTACTATAAGCAACACATAGGTACACATGTCTACTATAAGCAACACATACCTACACATAGATGGACACATAGATACACATAGATACACATGTCTGGCCATAGTTAACCTAAGTTGGC